TCAACTGAATATTCGCCTGTTTCTTCTTGAACCTCTTGGCTTTGTTCCTGTATGTCAGCAAGATTAGATTGAATAACACTTTCTTGCAAACTTTGTGCTTCACTAATAGACATAACCTCTGTTGAGATTGACGCTATTTGCGTTTCTAAATCAACTGTCGTTATCTCTACTGCTGCTATTTGTGTATTGGCTATACCGCCACCCATATCCATAGGTATAATATTTATAGATTGAAGAACTGTATTTGTTTGGTTTTGCTCGGTAGCAATTTGGTTGCTGACACCAGCAGACTCAAAACTCACATTACTTGATATGGTCTGATTATTATTTTGTATATTATTTTGTTGGTTTGATGATGTAGATTGATTGGCGACACGAACACCTTGAGCATTGGTCGCATTAGCTATTTCTATATTACGATTTTGTCCTGTTCGTTCTTCTTCTATTTCTTCTTCAGGTTCTTCAGTATTTTCTTCTACGCTTTCTTCGTGTAGTTCTTCTTCTTCTTCGTGTATTGTTTCGGTTGTTTCTTCTTCGTTTTGTATTTCTTCTTCATCAAAATATTCCTCAATAATTTCTAGCTCGGCATAGTGAATTTCGTCATGTGTATTTATATCAATTATTACAGGTAACTCATCTAATTCTTCAATGCTAAAATAATCAAATTCTAATTCATCTAACTCTGTACCCAATAATATATCAGAAGTAAGTGCGGTATCGCTATGGTCAATGTAATTAAGATCATATTCATTTTCGTTCCCCTCTAAAGTGAGGGTGTCGTAGTCAATAATGGAAAAATCTTCAACACCCTCTAAGTCAATAGGTAAAAAATACTCATTATCGTTATCTAAAGTAAAGGAAAAACCAAAATTTATTTCATCTTCATCATATCCTAGTGTATGTAAATCATCACTAAAACCTGTAAAATCTGTTGAAAAATCTAGTGTTTCTTCTGTCAAGTCAAATATGTCATCACTAAGATTATAGGTATCACATAGATCGGAATAATTTTGGTCTGTTAGACATTCACTTGACAGATTTGTAAAACTTTCATCAACGACTACTGCGGTAGTCAAACTAAATTCTTCTAGTTCTAATGATGTGGAATTAGTATCATCATACCAAAGATACTCCACATAATCAGTCATGCTATATTGCAAACCAATACTGGCATCATGTTGGTCAATATTAACCTGTTCGTATAAAAATTTTATGTCATTTGTCGTTTCATATAAGATAACCTCAAATGTTGATTTTCTTCCATTGGAATATTCTGACACATTATCCCACATGACAACAAAATATTGATTGGTGTCTGATGTATTACCGAATGTTTGATAGTAAGGAGATTGGTTGCCGCTTGACCGCCTTATAAAATCGGAATGTAAAGGTTTAATACTATTGTTGTAACCTGCACTTGGAAACTGCTCAGATAAATAATTTCTTCTGCGTGTTACATCTGAATTGAATTGAGTTACAGAATTAAAAGTTAAAAATCCATTCATGGCAACTGTAACATTATTGTAAGTGTTATCGCCAAATGTAAAATCAAAACCAATAGCAACATTTTTAATGCCATCATCTGATAAAGATAATCCTGTGCCAGTTTGTGATATATCAATTAAAGCGTCTGTACCGACTGTGAATGTATTAGCAAGTGTTGATACACTAAAGAATAATAAAAAGATTAATCTAAACACAACTTATGCTTTTTATATTTTGGAATACGACAAAACTTTTCTTTCTTATATGCTTTTATTTCATAGTTATTATGATTGTATTCATGTTTAATAAGTTCCCAGTCAGGTCTATCTTGTGGGTTTTCTTCCCATGCTATTCTTGCTTCCTCACCTATCTTACCTTTATATGGGCAGCTAGTCCCCGCATGAAGCATCGCTTGATGAGTTCTCCCACTAGGATCTCCACATAACATAGCAACCGCTGCAACTTTCATTCCCATACGAAAAAGTGAATCTGCTAATTTCAAGCGTTCACAGTTTTCATCACGAACTGATTTACCAGCTGACACACCAAAGATTTGAGTTTGAACTGCCGCACTAGCCCCTGTAGTACAGAGGTCTTGGGAGTAGCTTGGTGAAAAAGTTGGAGAAATTGCAGAACTCGGAGGTGACTTAATATCTTGTTTTACTCTTTGTGTTGAATCATTAAAATTTCTATTTAGATTTTCTGAATTGTTTTGGTTTACATTTTCGGTTTTTATAGATGACTCACTAAAAGAGTTATTAAAATTATTATTGGTATTGTCGGTAGAAATTACTGAGCTAGAAACTTGGTTTATATCAGATTGATTGACCTGATTGATAGACGACACAGAATTTTGATTTATGGTATTGTCGATAGATTGATTTTGATTAATCGTACTGTTAATGGTTTGTGTTTGATCTATAACGCTAGACGAGGTGCTTGTAGAATTAGATGTAGAGTTGACTGTGCTAGAGGACACTTGATTTATATTGCTAGTTGAATTGGTCGTCTGATTGATGACAGAATTATTATTGTTATTGTTGGTCTGAGTTCCAGTACTATTGATTGTCTGATTTTGAGTTATGTTTGAGTCCTCAGCTAACACATAACCAAAGAAGCCAATCGAACAAAAGATAATAATGTATTCTCGTAACTTATTCATAACGAAACAATAAATGATTTGTTATTTCATTGTAAGGGTAACACATGAACCCAAAGAAAAACCCCCTAAGTTTTTACACAAAGGGGGTAACTAAGAATGGAGGTCTAATGAACTTTGATCATTAAACTTTCTTAAATATAATTAATAAATAAATTTAGTCAACACGAAGAATTATTACATGATTAAATGTGTCTTGACTAATAAGTTCATTAATAGTAAAAAGATAAATGTCTAACAAAAGGAGAAGAAAATGAACTTCAAGCAATATCTTAGTGAAAGAGGTGAAACAGTTTATTCTATTGCCAAGAAAGATGGTTGGAAAGAACTTGGAACAGAGCGGCAAATATATCGGTGGGCTGAGGGTCTTAGTATTCCTAATGTAAGGAATATGAAAATCATTTGTCACGATTTGACCGACAACCTAGTTGACCCAAATAGTTTTTTTATAAAAGCATGGGAACGCATGGAGCAAGACCATGAGTAATAATGAACCATTTATTGTAAACATAACAGGTGAAGATATAGCAAATGAAGATCGGTTAGCGTCTATTTTTAGTGCTAGGTGGAAATGCACTATGAAAAAAGAGGACACCATGCACCCTATTGACTTTTCCTGTTGGAGAATCGCTGAGCCAAAAACTATTATTGATGAAGATGGGTTAGAAAAAGTTTTAAATCCAAAAATGGAATTAAAGGCATGGGCTGAAACACGAGTTCGTGGTCATAAGTTTGGTGACTTTCCCACAATATATTTAGCATTGAAAAAATTTATGTTTGCTAAAGATGTTATTAACAATTTTGGTAAGCCTTGTTTCTTTATAGTTGAGTGGAGTGATGGAACTATTGGTTATGCAGATTTATCAAAGGTTGACGCAACAGCTGATGATTTTTTACATTATCAAAATGTAAGTAAAAGAAATCAAAAAAGGGATATAGGTACAGTTGTTGAAATAAATATTGACGACTTTTCGATCATTCAACATGGTTACAATGGTCTATCCTAATGCAAGAAAAAAAAGAATACATTTATAGTGACCAATTTGCATTATTTGGGAAACAAGATGTTGTTGGATATGGTAAGCCGAGTTTCTATGTTAAAGAAATAAAAAGAGATTTGGCAATAGATATAATAATTAAAAATCATTATAGCCACAAAGTTTACAACGCAACTTATATTCATTTAGGTCTTTTTGTTAAGAATGAATTAAAGGGCGTTTTACAATATGGATATGCTATGAACCCTGCAAGTTGTAAAAGCGTTGTTAAAGGAACTGAACAAAACGAATATTTAGAATTGAACCGAATGTGGATTGAAGATAATGTTGGTGATTATGTTGAAAGTCAGGCAATTTCATATAGTATTAAATACATTAAAAGAAAATACCCTAAAATAAAATGGGTTCAATCTTTTGCAGATGAAAGATGTGGTGGTTTTGGCATTGTTTATCAGGCTTGTAGTTTTGATTATTATGGTGAACATACAAGCGATTTTTGGGAATTAGATAATGTTGTATATCACAATATTCAAATGACGGTTGGCAAAGACTCAAAACGATATAAAGGCGAAGCAAAATATTTACAAGAAAACAAAGAACGAGCAAATAAAATGTCATTAAGGCAATTTCGATATATAAAATTTATCAAACAAAACGAAAAAAAGAATTGTTTGCTTGAACAAAAAGAATACCCAAAACATTATTTATAGGAGGATAAAATGGAAAAAAAATTAGCGTTTATGAATGTGCCAGTTAGCGATCTTGTGAACATACAACATGATTGCGGTGCGGCTGTTGCAAAGGATTTATACATACTTTTTATTGAGTTATGGCGTAGAGATTGTGAACCTTTACCGATAAATATTGCTCAAA